CAGCTAGTAAACTGCACCCGGTTCAACATGGTGTCGAGCACTATGGGTGGATCGAATGACGCCGAAAGGCGCCGTCCTGATGAGGAAGTATACTTGGACCCTGGTTTTTGTGCGCACATGCACACAATGTACCCTGATGACCCCAAGTACATGGCCTACTCGGCCAGACCTGTTACTGAGGACCAACCCCAGGCAACTGCGGCGCAGCCGGAAGGCGGTGCCGCGGGTGGCCAAGGGCCGGCAGCCAGCTCGCCAGGAGGCGTGGTTGGTGACAGTGTCCGGCCGAAGCCGACACCTTCTTCTACCTCCAAACAGCGGAGGATGGCTGATCGCGAAAACAAAAGGAACGCTGAGAAAGTGGTCCCAGATACAAGGCCTAAAATAAAGCCTGCAGCGAAGCAGCTTAAGAAGATGTCGAAGGAGCAGTTGGCAGCATTTGACGCGCTGCACAACCCTCAACCGAAACCTGTTCTCGTCGCACCTGAGAACGTAACCAAACTAAAAACAGTCGTTACGCAGGGAGGACAGGCATTTGCTTACGAGCAAGTGAAGCCGAAGAGATCCGGCAAACCGAGTGACTGGGAGCCCAACGCAGCAAAGTATAAGGCCAGGAAGCAACAGCAGAATGGCCCTACTGATGCTCAAGTTAGGGCTTGGCACCTCAAGTGGGATAACAAGCCTCGTTCGGCAGAGAGGCCTGTTAAACAGCCTAAGGCGAAGGAGCCTAAGCTGAAACGCCCGCAGAAGTGCCCAGCATGCAACGCGAGCTGTATAACCATCGACGGGCCGACAGGCACGCTTTGGGGCAACATATACTGTTACCGCTGTTACACAGACACTCCTTGGGGCAAACCGGTACGCCCCGCGACACCAACAGGGCCCCTAACGGAAGAGGGGAGACGCGAACCGGAACGCGTGGTGTCTCAGGAACCTCAGCAGCAGCCCCAACCACAGCGGGGAGCTACAGCAGCTAAGCCGAATACTTACGCGCAGAAATGTGCCGGTAATAAGGCTAGTTCCGAGCCCGGAGGGTCAGCCAAGGCCCCCTCAGCAAGAGCGCTCAGACGTCGTGCCAATCGGCCCTCAGGGGCAGTTAGCAACCCCGAAATGGGTTCAAGCTGCACTGGGTCGGTTACACCGAGCATGACTAGGACTCAGCGAAGGAACAGGCAGCGCCGGCGGGCCAATGAAGCCAGGCGGGCCGCGTTCCAACTTGCTGCCCTACCAGAAGTGGAGCAAGAAGCCCCACCCAGGCCAGACCACCTGGGTGATCAGCATGTTGATTTGATGGCTGCGGCTGATCAAATAATCGAGGCCAGAATAGAGGCCCGACAGCAGGCTGAAGCCGTCCTCTGGGAACTGATGGTACCCATCAGGGAGCTGAGGGCCAACCCCGAGTTGTTTGCAGCTGAAGACCCAGACTGCATTGCAGCTCAAGCAGCGATAGACGCAGCCCACAGAGATGTGCAGGAGGCGGCAGCTGCGAGGGGCGAATTGCTCCGTGAACCGGTTGAGGAAGCCGAGCCCCTGCAACAGGAGCCGGATAAGCCCCGCCATGGATTTAACCTGGCACCGGATCACACTATGACTTCTGATGGCAAACCGGCGGAAGGGTTCATGTATACCCATCGCGTCGGGAGAGTGCCCACGACTGGCGTCCGAGCTTTTGGCAAGACCTGGAAAGGTCCGTTCGGAATGGCAAAGCGTGAGGTGCTCCGCAAGGAAAACGAGATCCTTGACTCCGAACTCTACTATTATCTGCAGAGTCAGATGTTCGGTCTAAACTCTACAGCAGCGCAGTTAGTCCCTCTTCAGAAGAAAGCACAGGCATGGATGCAGAAGAATCGTCCAAACCTTTCCGAAGAAGAGAAGTTCTACAGGATGGCGACAGCCGTCACTGAGGCCATGTTACCGCACCCCCAGATTGAAAAACTGAGGCAGCGGTTGAAGGACGACACTGCAAATGAGGCCATCCAAAAGAAGGCCGCTATGTTGCGTGGAGATCTCGGCACCTCTGGACTGTTGGGGACCCGAAAGGTTCTTCCTTCGGTCGTCAAGGAGGCGGCATGATGGGATGGTAGGGTCACAACGCAAGGGGTATGTTGGACTGGCCTGCAAAAGGCACAACCCCTTGTAGGAGCGAAGATTCGGCTGCTCCCATCGTCGGATCCTTGCGACCACCGCACACACGTCTATAACCTGGTGCCGCTTCCCCCTTTTGGCTGGGTGCAGCCGCATGGAACGTACTCTGCTTGTTGGAGAAACGAACTTGTGGCTTTGGAGCGGCGACACCTCTTAAATGAGGGTGACCCGACACGCGAAAAATTAAATCGTTGCGTGGAGGTTTCACAGTGGTTAGCTGGTCATTTTTCAATCGAAAGACCAAAGACTGTGCAAGAGGTGCTGGACCACAAAGGGTCTCCGGCATCAAAGCGGAGGTATGCCAGGGCGTTTGCACGCCTGGCCAGTCATGGTTGGTCTCCTTATATGTCCAGGGTACAAGCTTTTGTAAAGGTTGAAAAGTGGCCCCTGGAGTATTTGGATATCAAACCGCCTAGACTCATCCAATTTCGATCTTATGAGTACTGCGCCGAGCTCTCCCGGTTCCTCCTAGCGATAGAAGAACAACTGTGGAGTTTCAAAGAAGTGGACGGTCATTGTCCATTTGCCAAGAAGATGAATTCCTTCTTGACGGCACAGACCATATATGAGATGCAAGATAAGTTCTTGGATCCGGTGTTTGTCCTTGCTGACCACAGCAAGTTTGATTCTTGTGTTACAAGACCGTGGATATGGTTGGAGCACCAGTTTTATATGACATTACTACCGGACGAGATCCTTGACATGCTCATGGACATGCAGTACTATAACAGATGCGTTACTAAACATGGCATCAAGTACGAGTGTGAAGGTCGGAAAATGAGTGGGGAGTATAACACCTCACTGGGTGACACACTGATCAATTATACCATTCTAAAGGATGTGTTTAGAGAGGTTGACCACGCGCTACTACTGAACGGAGACGATTCGGTTATAGTTGTGGAGAGGTCGGCCATCAAAGACATTGACTTGCGGGATGAAAATTGGGCTGAATATGGGTTTAAGACTACATGGAAAATAGTGGACACGATTGAAGAAGTCGAGTTCTGCCAGAGTAGTCCCATTGAAGTTCGGCCAGGTGTGTGGCGTATGGTGCGCGAACCGAGACGTGCCATAAGTCGGTCGCTTATATCATCGAAGCGCTATCAGGGCGAAGCGTGGTACAAGTTGGTCGCAGCAATGGGCCACTCAGAGCTGGCGTGTGGGGACGGTGTTCCCATGATGCAAGCTTGGGGAACGGCACTGCTGCGTGCATCCAAGGGTGCTAAACCACTATACCATGAAATGAGCCAGAGAGCGAAGCTTGAGCGTAACCTGAACACGACTCCTAAACCGATAACTGACCGGGCGAGACAATCGTTTGAGCAGTCTTTCGGTATACCGGTGCAAGAGCAACTGGATTTCGAAGCGTGGGCGGATGCTCAGACTATGCCTGTTTTACCTGCCCTCTACCAAGATGACAGATGTGGGAATTAACATCCCACCAATACCCCTAGCCCGGCCCAGCCGAGTGACAGAAGTGTGTAGGTATCTCCCGTCGGGGTTGGTACCCAAAACATTGGAATGGCATCCGAAGCCTTACACATGGAGAAACGAAGCTGGATAACCGAAAAGCACCTTGAGGCGCTTTGGGTGGTTACTCTATTTACTCGCAGGGATTGTATGCGTTTTAAG